GCTGCCTCATCGCTAACTTTGCAACAGTGCCAAACGGGGGATGTGGCCCAGAGCGGCGCACGCGCGATCGGCGGCGCTGAAATTGGCCGGGCACGTAACGTTAACGGGCTGCCGGTCCTGCCAGCCATTATTCCGCTCAGTGATGGTCAGACTATCAGCATTCTGTTTCATAGCCCGACAGCGGAAAACCGGATCACCAATAGCGATACGCTGGTTGCTTTCCAGTTCTTACTGAATAAAAAAGACGTTACTCACACCGTTGCTCCGATGAGTGGACGTGATATGACGCTGGCGCAGGTCACCATGAAACTTGCCAACCTTGCAGAGAAAAACTCGGCAAAATTCCAGCGTGCGCAGAAGAAGAAAAAAGCCCTGGTTGATGAAATAACCCAACTACAGGCTGACAGTGACCAGAAAGAGGATGCCATGAGCGACCTCGCGGATCAGGTGGCAGCGGTAGAAGGGCAGAAGGTAGATCTGGAGCAGAAAATTAACGCTGTTGCATCGGAAGCGGATTCTCTTTATGAAGAGAATGAGCGTTTGCAGACGGAGATTGATCAGCTCAATCGCACTGGTGGGCGCGAAACCATTGCTCCTGCGGGGATGACAGGTGGACACTCTCGCGCGATGACGGATCGCCTTGCAAGTATCAAAAATCGTATGCATATGAACGGGGAAGTGACGCTCAGTAATGGTGCATCAATGAAGCAATTCATTGAGGACGGTGAAGGGTATATCCAGTTAACCGATTCGGATGGCAGCGTGTACATGATCAAGGCTAAATCCATACAGGGTGTGGACATGGCAGATGCGATCGGCAAGCTGTTTAAAGCCTATAAAGCGGGTAATGTATCGGAATACCTGGTCCAACCAGAAGAACATAAACCGGAAAACGTCGAACCTGAACCAGCGGAGGATACCGGTAGCTCTTCGCCTGAACCAGAAGTCTCTATAGGTGCATATCGATATGCCCTGCAAATGCGTCCGGCGGCCCCTGGCGCAATACCTGAAGGTAACAAAGCAATTCTGCCACGCCCTGATGAAGGTGACCCGTATTATGAATATGCACGCTACGGCATTGCTACTTACGATACCCCGCTTTCTGATCAGCAAATGAGCGAGTACGACCTGAAGTTATTGCCTCGCGAGGATTCTTTCGACTTCCTGGCGAAGACACTTACTAATGGTCCATTTGGCAAATATGCACAAAAAGCTCTGGAGCAGGCCACCAGCTCACCAGACGAGTTCCGCGTAATGCTGAAAACTCAGTTTCAAAAAACTTTCCCCAATATTGCGTTTCCGGGTGGCGCTGGCACCGAGAAAATGGTGCAGAGCATGATCAATGCATTGCAGGCCGAAGTCGGTGAGATTACTCAGCCAGAACCGGCCCCGGCACAGCCTGATGAAACGGTTAGCGAAGCAGATGCAGAGGCTAATAAAGCCATTGAATATCTCAATAACGTGATGGATATACAAAGCACTGACATGGCGGAGATCCGTAACGCCCGGGGCAATGTCCGGGAAGCGATTGCAGCCCTTCAGGCTGCCGGACGTTTTGAGGAAAACGAAGAGCTGGTTAACGGCGCAGCTCGCCACCTGGCTGATCTGTTGGTAGCAATCCAGAAAGCGGGGGTAGCGGCATGACACTATCAGCTATTGAGTTAATGGATCTCAGCGATAAGTTGGATGCTCTGATGTCCAAAGCGGCGACCGCGAGTGGCATGGAGTTGCTGGATATCAGCGATGAAATTGACCAGATCATGCAACAGATGGGGTACGGCGCGTCCGGCGGTGGTAGTGGCGAGGAAAAACAACCTTCGGAACATGATGGTGTGCCAAAACTGGTTGCTGATTTCCTGGCTGATAAATTCGTCGATCAGAGCACCGATGCATTTATCGGTACCTTGCAGGATTTGAGTCAATATGTTGGCACATACATCGACCTGGACCAGGTTAAACAGCACACTGCGGCATGGATAGCCGCCAACATTAAAGAGGCAGCATAAGGCGTAACAGGGATGAGCTTAAGCGATCAGGTGGTAATGGCCACCAGCATAGAAACGCTGATCGAGCTGCTAAAGAACCTGCCCGATTATGGGCGGGTTTCGTATGTGGTGACAGCGAAGGGAGACGAGGTAAAAACAGCGTTTGATATCGTCGATGCCTCAGCTCTTTTGGTATCCAATACTCTGGATGGGAAAATTAATCCTGACTATCCCCAGGAACTTCAGCCGCGCGACCGGACCCGCGCATCCAGCCTTCTTCAGGTTAACCAGATATCCAAAGATTTGCGGCCTGCTCAGCTTACTGATTCCGGTTTATCCAGCCATGGTGCGCCGATAATTGGTGAGGACAATGCCGTTGAGTCAGGTAATGGACGGACCATGGGGATCATCAAAGCCTATCAGGACGGCAATGCGGATCGGTATCGTGAGTACCTGATTGATCATGCGACCGAATTCGGCATACGACCTGAAAAGGTTGAATCAATGACGGCTCCGGTACTGGTGCGCCGCCGGTTAACCAAGGTTGACCGCGTTCAGTTTGCCAAGGACTCAAATATTTCTGATCTTCAGGAAATGGCAGCCAGTGAAAAGGCTTTTGTTGATGCCGACAGCATAACACCGGCGATGATGGCGCTTTTTAACCCGTCAGAAAGCGGAGATCTGCTTAGCCGCAGTAATGACGCGTTTATTCGCGGATTTATGACGCAAGTTGGTGCCACACAGGCGGCTGGCCTTGTAACTGAAGATGGGCGACCAACACGGCAACTTGTAGACCGTATACAAAACGCGATCTTTGCCAAGGCATATAAGGATGCGCGCCTGGTAAGGATGGTTGCAGAAGAACCTGATCCGGACATGCGTAATGTTCTGACGGCGCTTAATGCGGCAGCCAATGATTTTGTCCAGATGCAGGCTTTATCAGGAGAAGCGCACAAGCAGGCTGTGACAACTATTGTTGATGGCATTGAGACAGCGGATAGCCTCGATAAAAAGGCGCTGGCGGCATTGAAAGATGCGGTAGACCTGGTAAGGCAATCGAAGGAGTCAGGCCAGCATATTACCGATGTTATTGCTCAGGGGGATATGTTCAGCGAAACGGCCCCGGAAGTGAAAGCACTCGCGTTGTTCATCGTCGCGAATAACCGTAGCGCGAAGCGTATGGCCTCCGCCTTTAAGTTGATGGCTCAACGTATCAATGATGAGTTACAGCACCAGGGCCAGGCGCTGGGGGATATGTTTGGCGGTGGTGATGTGTCGTTACAGGATATCCTTCGCCAGGTGTCTCAGGAACTGGAAAACGAAGGCATGCAAGGGATATCCGGCGGTCTTTTCGAGTCCGTTTCCGGCGGTAGTTACAATGGTGTTGCTCCATATACCAGTTTGCTATTACATCGGGCATCCGGCATCAAAGACATTATTCATCTGATCAGGCTGCTTTCCCGTACAGATCCCCAGGATGAACAGCTTGTACAAGTGCTTGCGCATTTTGTTCGAATGCCTGTTGCCGACGTGAAAAAATGGTGCCGATTATTCGGTATCAGCAATTCGTTACTTCGCGGCTTGTTAAATCACGCATCCTCCCTTGGGCGCGATGGCTTTGACGAGATAGCGCAGGCGATAAAAAACGGAGATATGCCACCAGCTATTGACTGGTTTTCCATTCGCCCAACCAGGGTGAAAGCATTCCTTAGCGCGGCGCATTCGGCATCACCATTGGCAGAAATGGTTCAGAGGTTGTCGCTCATATTCACAGACCATACCGCGTTGGGTGATCTGACTCTGGACGAGATGAAAGAAGCCTCCATTCAGTGGGCCGATCAACAAAATGAGGTTAACTCTGACTTCTTGCCAGCATTCAGGAAGGCCGTTAGTAAAGCTGATGATGCCCGTGGAATTCTGAGGGCATTTAAGGCATTGCAAAGTCAGGTTAATAAACATGTCGGTGATATCGATGGGGTAACGGCGGAAGGCAGGGATATCCTTAAAGAGCACGGCATAACGCCAGAGTTTATTGATGAGATCAGGACTGATATGCAGCGTGAGGTCGTATCGTCCCTGCAAATCGTAGCCAGAGCGTTGGCGGATGCTAATCCGAAGAGTGCGGCCATTGTTAACCGTGTTATTGGTGATATTGAAGCATCGGAGGGCATGGGGGCGCTGAAACTCTTCCTTTCGCGAGCGTTTAATCCTAACGGCAATATTCTCCCCGGCATTATTGGTGAGGCTAAAAAGTATGTCAGCGAAGAAGAACTTGAGCATCTTGACCAACTACTTAAGCGATTCTCATATAACCCGCAGACACGCTGGCAAATGAATCAGCAAAGTATGGGTTCGGTCCACGAGAAAGTGTTATCTGCCATGAACAGTGCGATCGCCAACTCATCCGTATCTGAAGAAAAAGCTCTTGAGTGGGCCGACTCTTTTATCACGGAAGAAGTGGAAGAAGCCCGCGCTGGACAGAATGGTGGGATAGACCTGCGCAAGGAACTTGCTGATATTTATCGCCTGACCGGCGGTAAAATTTCGACCTTATCAAAGGTGGTTCACCACCAGGGAAGGGCATATGCAAATATTAATGGTGTTGTTGCTGTCAATTTGAACGATGAAAATGCAAGTGCACTGTGGCACGAGCTGGGTCATCATCTTGAGTACAGTAACCCTGGTTTGTTAGAGAAAGCCCGGTCATTCCTGAAGGCCAATGTTGAAGGGGATAAGCCATCTTTCGTTAATATCGGTGGGCGTGGCAAGCCTGAATGGTGCTTCAGATCTCGATTGAGTAATATTTATATGGCGAAGGTATACCCGCCAGCCTCAGTAAGTAACACCGGGAAAATTCGGCAGAAATCACCGACTATTTCCAAAACGTCAGCAACGGAAGTATTCTCTATGGCTCTTCAGTTGTATCATGACAAAGAGGCCGCTGCCGCATCACTGATGAATGGTGACGGATTGCTGGAACTGTTATTAGGTGTGGCAAAGGAGCTAAATAATGCAGATTAAAATCGCAGCGCCATTAGGCGGAGATGCCATTATCGAATTTGATGATAATGAAGAAGTTTCCGGGCGTTTAAGCATTATCTCCGGTGACATTACCGAGGACATGATCGCTGAAGCCATAGCTGGGGCAAATCCCAATAGCTATATGGGATTCGTTAACACCCTTGATGCTCCCGCAAGTGATGTTCTCCGAACGCTGCATCTTTACGCTGGCTGGTTTGTTGATTGGCCAGCAGTAGATGGTGGCGATGAGGACGACGACGATGATTTTGGTGATCATGTAGACCAGATCGTATATTGAAGAAATCCCGCCAATTGGCGGGATTTTTACCTCACGAGAAACTCTTTTCTGATGTCAGCCAACAGTGCTCGTGCATATCTCTTGGTGGTTTTTCGACAAATGCCTCTTCAGCCACATCCTGCCAGGGGATTTGTTTAGCCCATTCAGTTATAGCGTTATGGTTTGCCGAGAATAACGGTATTGTATAGGCCTTCAGCCAGTCTAATGTGCTGGAGTTGTGTTTTTGAGCGTGATGTTTCGCATGGTGTTTGGCGATCACGATCGTAGGCACTACCCATTTACTACCGTCAGTCATTGTGAAGTGCATATTACGGGGAACAGATGACTTTTCCATCAACTCCCGAATCCCGGGGAATTTCCCCAAGATCAATCGGCGATATTCATCGCTATTGCGCCCACCAAACTCTTTGGCTTTGAATTCAAGATATGCTTCAGAAACGAGAGGTGAATCCTCTGTGTTTAGAGTTATCGCCGTGAAAAAACCAGCAGGATTGTTTTTACTATGGGCCAACCGGTGATGCGAATCATAAAAGTACCCTTTCTCGCGTTCCGATGGTTTCGACAGCAACAGCAGGCGCGAGTCATAATTGGTTAAATTGCCAGTTATCACTGCATGAGCGCGATCGCTGATTTCCGCCGAGTTAATAACGATGAAAAGATCGTGCGGTCCAGTAAAACCAGCCAGAGACTCTTCGTTATTCAGACAATAGGTTATATAGACGCATCCCCATGTTTCACTGATATGCACCAACCCTTTGTCAGGGTGTATTCTGAAATAATTGCCAAGAAAAGGGTGTTTTTGGGTAACTCGCTCCCAATAACGGAACATATAGTCAATTATTGTTTTTCGACAATCGTTAATCGCAGGAGAAACAACCACTGTACGGGAACACGAATACAGTATTGTTTGCAGGATGCTAATCACTGCCACAATAGAGGTTTCCCCAATACCATGTGGTGTGGTGGCAGTGATTTTGGCTCCGGTGTTCTTTATCGCGTTAATAATTTTTGCTTGATGAGGTGTTAACTCAATATCAAGCAACTCTTTTGCTGCCAGTTCCCAATTGTCTTTATACCGTTCTATCAGTGCTAACCAGGCAGATTCATTCTGTATACGATTAATCACTTTCCACCTCTTCCGTGGTGTTTTCTTGCAGTTCTGTTAATGCAGCACGACATAGGTTCCGGGCATTGGCTATAGCCACACTTTTGACTTCATCCGTCATCGTGCAGGTAATGTACTGATCGAGTTCTTCAGCGCGGATGATGCTTTTGCCAATCAGAAACTGTATTTGCCATAGCAGATCGGCATCCATAATCAGAATTTCTGCCGGGCCTTCAGGGCCAGCCGGGAAGGAAACATAAGACTGTTTGCCCAGGCCGACAACTCGACAACTTGCTTCAAGAATTGCGCGCTTGAGGTCTGACTTTATAACGGAAACAGGTTGATTTTCACCAGTGATTACGCCGTTGACATGGAAAGGCATGTAGCTTGAAATACGCTCTACTTTCCACACGCCAGCAAGCGATCCTTCATGCAGCACAATGGGGGTAACCGCGAGTTTCATCTCACCATATAACTGCTGGCAGATAGCTGGATTGCTGAATACATCTAAAGGCTCACATTCAAACAGCGGCGCAATCTGCATGAGGTCCATCATGGTCATCCCTGGGGTACGAGCAGTAATGAATTTGCGCATACCAGTATCCATTGCGCTCCAGATTGCTACACCATGCTTTTTGCTCACTTCTTCAGTAAAGCCAAGGTGGCACATGATGGTTTTTTCGATAGCCAGATCAGAGATAGAAACCTTTTCGCCAGGTACTCCATCATTATTGATGGTCACTTCGACACTCTGGCCATTACGTAGGCGGTATTGAATGGTTTTAGTATTTTGTGCTGTCATAGTCTTTTCTCTGCTTAAAAAATGATGTATTGCGTCTTCAGGTGGGTTAGGAATGTTTTCCCACCAGCGAAAGCAATATCTCGTGGTGTTCTGTTCGTTAAAAACGCGTGCCATTGCCAACTTTGGCGTTTTTTAGCGAGTTCGTGCTTTTGTTGGCGTTTGGACCACCGCTTTTCTTTCAGTCGTTTTTTACTCATAAACTCTAAAACGGAATATCGTCTTCAAAGTCCATTGGAGGTTCGTTATTGGCGCTGCTCTGAGGTTTGCCGCCACCGCTGTATTGCTGGTGGTTTTGAGGTTGGTTTGACTGCCCCCAGCCATTTGAGGACTGTGAATCGTCGCGGCGAGTGCCGATCATTTGCATGGTGCCGCCCTGGCTGACGATAATTTCCGTCGTGTAACGTTCTACACCGGCGTCATCAGTCCACTTACGGGTTTTAAGTTTCCCTTCGATGTAGACCTGAGAACCTTTTCGTAAATACTCACTCGCAATTTCAGCAAGTTTTCCGAACAAAACGACTTTATGCCATTCTGTTTGCTCTTTCTGTTGGCCCGTTTGCTTATCGCGCCATGATTCATTCGTTGCGATGCTGAGTCTTCCGACTGCGCCGCCATTTGGTATATACCTGATCTCCGGGTCTTGCCCCAGGGTACCAATCAGGATGACTTTGTTTACACCGCGTTGTGCCACTTTTCTTACCTAATAAAATAAATTAATTAGAGCAATAATGTATATCTTTGAAACGTGGCTAACAAGTGATTTGCATTATCCTGTGCCTTCTAAAGGGATCGAGTCAGTCGGTATTGGCTGTGAATGAGTGTTTGTCCTGGAGCGTAAAAAATTCGCTTATGAGGTCTTTATGAAGGGAAAAACAGCCGCAGGAGGCGGTGCAATTTGCGCTATCGCGGTGATGATTACCATCGTGATGGGTAATGGCAATGTGCGAACCAACCAGGCGGGGCTTGAGCTGATTGGTAACGCTGAAGGTTGCCGACGTGATCCATACATGTGCCCGGCAGGGGTATGGACTGACGGGATCGGTAATACACACGGGGTAACGCCGGGTGTGCGAAAAACAGACCAGCAAATCGCCGCTGATTGGGAAAAGAATATCCTGATCGCTGAACGCTGTATTAATCAGCACTTCCGGGGCAAAGACATGCCCGATAATGCCTTCAGTGCAATGACAAGCGCGGCATTCAATATGGGATGCAATAGCTTACGGACCTACTACAGCAAAGCGCGAGGCATGCGAGTAGAAACGTCCATCCACAAGTGGGCGCAGAAAGGGGAATGGGTGAATATGTGTAACCATCTCCCTGATTTCGTGAACAGTAACGGCGTGCCCCTGCGAGGTTTAAAGATTCGCCGTGAAAAAGAACGCCAGCTTTGCCTGACGGGACTGGTCAATGAATAAACTCCGGCAGCTCCGCCGACTTTCGACAATGAAGTTATCGTTGGCGGCGATAGTTTTCGACTCGATTTTCATGGCGGTATATGTGCTCAATGAGACGTGGCCACTGGAACCGCTATTGTATGCCGGGCTTCGGCTGTGCCTGACATTTTTGAGCATGGCTGCAAGATTGATGCAGCAGAAAGAAACCGCTTCAGATTGTCCACGCCGCGCGGTGCGCAAATATATGGCACGCAGGCGAAGGCGATAATAGTTAACGAGAACCCCGGCAGCCGCCGGGGTTATTTTTGGTGGTTATTTAAACGGATTGATTGAATTATTAAACGTGATGATGCTTGTCTCACGCGGTGCCTGGACGTTAGCCGCTTGCGGAACCTCCTTAATTTTCTTGGTGACAGGCAAGTTGCGTGCGCCAACTTTGATCAGAGATTCGAAAAGTGTGGCAACGATTTTTGCATCACCAGGTTCTTTGAGGCGGAATGCGTCTTTTTGGGCGGCGGAGACGAAGATCGGGAGGTTATCCAGTTCGTCTTGCATTGCTGCCAGCACATCGTCGCGGATACCCGCTGTTTCCTCCAGCAAAGCGATTCGCGCTTCAGCATCTGCGATCTTGGCCATTGCTTCGAGGTGGCGGCCCTGGCTTTCGAGTAGTGCGGTTTCCAGTTCTGCCGTACGCTCTGTCGCCTCCACCATCATTTCCAGTTCAGCCATTTTACTGTAATGGGATATAACGGCCTGCACTGACTCGTCAGAGTATCCATGCGCCGCCAGGGACTCTGCCAGTAGAGATTTAGAATCCGCGCTTTCAAACATTCCGGCGCTGGCAGGATGATCCAGACTGATATAGTTCGGCGTTGTCACATAATCCACACCATGGAAGCTGGTGGTTACAGCGATTTTCCCGGACTCGCGCCCGCCAGTGGCCCAGCTCCAGCCACCAGCTCGGCTTTCGATCATCGCGGCGACAATTTTACCCGGCTCTGTGTTAAGAATTTCCTGTGTATGGGTAACGATGCCGTTGTCGTCAACAGATATAGCCACTGTGCGGCACGCTGGAACATTGTCGATTACGACCGGGCGACCTTCCACCATGATCACGCTGGTTTCTGGTACTTCCAGTTTGCCAGTCAGCTGTCGGCGACCGTGACCGTAATAGCCGAAAAGCTCTCCAAGGCGTAAACCTTCCTGAGTTTCCTTGCTTTCAAGCATGGTCTTGACCGCGCTTAATACATACTGTCGCCCGTTCTGGCGACCTTTTCGAGCATTGCTATAGAGACAAAAGCGGTCAGTGACCGTTTTCAAAACATCAGTCATTATCGTTTCCCTCTTTAAAGACCGATTCAAGGATTTGCGCCAGTTCCTGTGGCGGTGTTTTGATGATGGAATCCATCAGGTGATCGTCGTCCTCGCTTTTCGCTTTCAGTTCGTTCACCAGTGCTTCAGAGATTTTTTCGTCAATCTCCAGCACATCGCTGAACAGGTAACGTTTGAATGCATCGGAATTGGCGAGGACGCTGTTATTGCTGACGGCATCGAGGATTTGCGTAACGATAGTGGCGTAGTTCGCCTGCGAGTCGCGGTTATCGTTGTGCTCTTGTTGCAGAGCGGTATTAACGGAGTGGAATTCGATTTTGTACGGGCGATCACCTTCCGGGTATACCTTGCCGTACTTGAAAGCAAGATGAATATCGATAGCCCGCAGAATGAACTCATCTACGCCCTGCTGGATCCATGAGGCGCGCATGGCGGCCTGAATTGCCGTGCGCAGGAATCCACCTTCACCAAGCCCGCCGGACATTTGATCTGCCCACCCCAGGAGGGTGTAATCGAGGCCAAGTGCTGCCGCCAGCTGGCGCATATAGGTGAGAATGTCTTCAATGCCGTTGATGTCAGCCTGGATGGTCTGAGTATCAATCGTCATTTGCCCCTTGCCGTCGCCCATAATAGGCAGCAAGGTATTGGTCACTGTCGGCATGTTATTCGCGCCGCGTGCGCGCTTTTCCATCAGGTCAGCTGCTCGTTTAAGCGTCTGAGTAATGGTGCGTGAATAATCGGCTGCTTTTACCGGATCCAGACTATTCATCGCCAGACCGATGATTCGGTCAATTTTCGACGCGTTAAAACGCGTTGCCTTCAGCGAGCGGATCGCCGAACGCAGGTTCATGTACGGCTCGTAGGCGTATTCGAGCAAGCTGGTCCCGTAATTCTGGGTTTCAATCGGCGTGCGCTCTTCCGGATTATCCAGCAGGCTGTAAGCCTTATGGCCAGTGTGCACAGGCATAAGGTTTGACTTAGGCCGCCAGTAGGGGATTTTCATAGGGATAATGGTCCACGGATCGGCGAAAACCATTTTCCCTGACGCGTCCTTCAGATAATCGCCGCTAAATCCCGCCAGGTTACCGCTGACCTCGAACTCTTTGATGAAGCTCGGAAGGGTGTAATAGGAGCACTCAAAAGACGTGATCCCTATTCCTTCTTTGGCGTATGGCCTGACATAAGCCACCCCAAATACAGACATGATAAATGCCCACCCGGCGACCTCTTTGTTGATGGTTCGCCCGATGTCGTTCATCAGCTCGTCACACAATGCTTGCGCGGCGTCATAGTCACTATCGTTTCCGTTGTGTACCGGCACGATAGAGAAGGTTTGTCCGGTCTTCTTATCGAAAGAGAGCGCGTGCGTAATATGGATGTTCAGCGCGGTGGCGATCGTGCTGTAAACCGCCATCTCTTCGAGTAGCGGATAGCGTTGCAAGCGATCTTCCGGCAGTTGAACTTCATCAAAGATAAAGCGACTTCCGTCCACCAGCCCATCGCCAGCCATGCCACTATCGCCCGGTTTGCCGCCTAAGAAGCCGGACAGTTGTACCGGTGCCCCTGCGCGAGAAAACAAATACCCACTTCCGCCGTGCACAGCCAGCGCGGACAGGAGGATGTTGTCCCGTTCTCCGTTGTCTTTAAAAACCCCCGCCAGCGCCTTCCTGACCGAGGATAGCGTGATTTTATTGTCTGCCAAGATTGCACCTTAATTAGAATAATTCACATCGTGTTTGAACGGAATTTAACACTAGTCACTTGTTAAGGATTACCAATGAACAAGCTATCTATGGGGGTGTTTCGCTGTTCAAGTGTCAGCGAAATATTGAAATACATTAGGGCAATAACATCTCACCGAGCGCCGATTAAATACGGCGTGGAAAAGGTGGAAGGCAAAAGCTATGACCGACTGCGCCGGGAGGCGAATCAGAAGGCGATAGATTTGCTTAATTCGCTGGTGGACGGCGCGACACTGACAGATGAACAGCGCCAGATCCTGGCTGGGTACACCGGTGAAGGCGGCATTGGCGGGTCCGTCTCCGAATATTACACACCAAAGCCGATCGCTGAAGGTGTCTGGGAGATCATGAAGCTCTACGGCGCGGACGTAGGTAACACTCTGGAACCATCGGCGGGCACCGGCGTTTTTAATGAGACAAAACCGGTTGGTACGGTGATGACTGCGACTGAGATCAGCAGTGTTTCCGGTCGTATAAACCAGCTGTTACACCCGGAAGACAGCGTACAGATTTCCCCGTTCGAACAGCTGGCTGTAAGCACGCCTAACGATTCATTCGACCATGTTGTGGGTAACGTTCCGTTCGGTGGTCGTGATAACACACGCAACATCGATAAGCCTTACGCAGAAGAAACGGACATGGGTTCTTACTTCATGCTCCGCATGCTGGACAAGATAAAGCCAGGCGGATTCATGTGCGTGATTGTGCCGCCGTCCATTGTTTCAGGTTCAAACATGAAGCGGTTACGCCTGCGCCTATCACGGAAAGCTGAATTTCTTGGTGCTCACCGCTTGCCTACCGGTACTTTTGACGCAAACGGGACCAGTACAGTCGTTGATGTGGTGCTGATGCGCAAACATCCGGCAGAGATGGCTGAGAAAATCCCCCTGGTGGATGAAAGCACTCTTGAATCGGCAAATGTGCTTTGGCCAACGTTTATTTCTGGCAAGTGGTTTGAAAAGGACGGTCGCCGGTTTGTTCATGGCACCCAGGAGAAGGGATTCCAGGGGCGTATTGAGGTTCGTGCCGACGGGCAGATTGATAACCAGGCTCTTAAAGCGAAGCTGATTCATCGTTTCGAAAGTCGTATCGACTGGTCTTTGCTCAATATGGCTGAACCGTCACCGACCGCAGACGTTGTTGATGAAGGGGAAATGCGCCTGATTAATGGCGTATGGCAAAAATATGCTGGTGGTCGCTGGATTGAATCTGATGCAGGGAAGGAGCTGAAGATTGATGTTGCCAGTTATGGCGCGGACAGCTGGGAGGCTCTTCAGCGTAACCTGACTACAACAGAAGGCCGTCTCGGTATGACATTTACCCAGATGGCAAATGTCCGCGATAAGTACACCACATCAATCAGCGACGATATGGTGCAGCTGGTGGACTGGATTAACAGCCAGCCTGAAAAATACCGTGAACGCTTGTATCGCGGGGCGATGATTGGCCGGATGTTAATTGAATATCAGGACATGAAGGCCGCCGGGCATAGTGCTGAACAAATCGAACAGCAGCGCCTTTCTCTGGTATCCCGTTTGCAGGCAGAGATTGACCGTTTTGGTAACCCCGGTCGCGGTCCGATAGCGAAATTATCGGGGAGCGGTGCGCGCGCCTGGTTTGCTTTCCGTGGTGCAATTAAGCTGGATGGCACTATTTCTGACGAGCTGACAGGAAAACTGGTTACGCATGATTCCAGCGCCAGTTATGACTCCACCAGCTATCAGGACACCCTGCGTTATCTCTACAGTGATCTCACTCGCGATCCAATCCAGCTCGATGATTTCCGCCTTGCGTTTACCGGCGAACTGCCAGCCAGTGATGACGAGTTGCTTAATTTATTGGCCAGCACCCCTGGCATTGCGGTTTCACCGTATGGCGGGATTGTTCCGTTCGCCCGCGCCACCAGCGGCGACATTAACGAGATAGTGGCACCAAAACAGGAATTCCTTGCCACACTCCCCGACGGTCCAGTAAAGAACAACGTCCTTAATCAGCTGGCAGCGATCGAAGAGAAGCGCATCAAGACGCCAGCAGAGAATATCCGCTTTAAGCTCAATAGCCGTTGGTTCGACCGTTCCGTCATTCTGGAATTTTTGCAGGAAAACGGCTATCCGGATCTTCGCTATGTGCAGTCAGTGCAGCTGGAAGGCGACGAAATGGTTTCTGACACCTATCACGGTGGTGATGGTCTGTTCGTCGGGCACCGATACGGTGTCGTCCAGCGCAAGGATAAAGAAACAGGCGAGATCCGCTACGAGTGGGACCGTAAATCAGGTGAAAACGCGACCGGGTTCCCGGCACAGCTGGAAAAGTATCTCAATGGTGCGCGTATCGGTGGCAAAGATAGCGCGACGGCGAACGGCTACCGCGAGCAGATGGCACTGCTTGAGGACCAGTTCAATAAGTGGATCAAGACGCACGATCGCTACGATGAACTGGTTGCCAAATACAACGATGTGTTCAATAGCAATATCCCGTATGAACACTCTGGCGATCCGCTTGGGTTGAAGGGATTAAGCGGTAAGCGCCAGCCATTTGATTACCAGAATAGCGAAGTGCGCCGACTGTCCGAAGATGGGCGCGGCATCCTGGGCTTCGGCACCGGGCTGGGTAAAACTACGACCGCGCTGGCGCTTGAAGCGTTCAACTATGAGAACGGTCGCTCCACCCGTACTGCGTATGTAGTGCCTAAATCAGTGCTGGAAAACTGGTATTACGAAGCAAAAGAATTCCTGAGTGAAGAGGCATTCAGTAACTACCTGTTCGTCGGTCTTGATGTGCTGATGGATGGCGATCAGATTCGCCAGGTGCCGGTGCTCGATGAGAACGGTAAACCTGTTCTTGGTACTGATGGCACTCCAGTTATGCGCGATGCCCTAAAACTGGCAGATGAAGCCACTATCACGGCGCGGATGAACGCGATCCCGCACTCAAATTACCGTGCAGTCGTGTTTACCAAAGAACAATACGCCCGCATTCCGCTACGTGATGACACCGTAGATGAGCATGCACAGGATATGCTTTATGACTTCGTTGCCGCCGGGCGCGTAGCCAGCGCAATGGACTCCGACTCCCACCGCAAAGAGGCCGCGCGTCGCCGGGTATTGTCGGAGTATTCAGATACCGGCACCGAAAAAGCAGAGAAGTATCCGTACTTTGAGGATATGGGCTTCGATAGTGTGATCGCTGACGAAGGTCACAACTACCGCAATAGCTATAAAAATGGTCGCGAAGCGTCACAACTGGCCTATCTGCCCACCAGCGCGGTGGCGCAATCGGCGCGGGATATGGCAATTAAAAACGCGTACCTGATGAAAAAGAATGGTGGGCGCGGACCGGTTCTCCTGACTGCAACGCCAGTCGTTAACACCCCGATCGATGCATACAACATGCTTTCTCATGTGCTGCCGAAGGAATACTGGCAGAAGATGGGGATCTACGGTCCTGATGACTTCGTTAAATTCTTCGGCAAGACCAGGCTGGAAACGGTACAGAAAATCAGCGGTGAAGTTGAAGAAAAAATGGCGCTGGTGGGCTTTGAAAACCTTGATGCGCTGCGCGGCATATTCCATCGCTGGACAACGCTTAAAACGGCGGAAGACGTTAAGGATACCGTGGAGATCCCGGAACTGGACGAGCACCAGCAGGATGCACCACTTACTGAAGAACAACTGGCGGCGTATGAAGAATTACGTCAGCAGGCGGAAGCGGCAGCAAAAGCCAACAATGGCGTAACGACCTCGGTCAATGAAGACGGCGTGATTGAGCACGAGAAAGCCCGTCCGATCTTCTCAATAATCAGGGATATGGACCGCGTATGTACTGACATGGACCTGTACTATCGCCGGATCACCTATCGTTTCCTGCCGGAGTACGCCGATGCGGTGCAGCAGCTGGCGGACAGTTTGCCTAAACAAGCCACCAGCGAAGACGACGACAGTGATGATTCAATCACGCAGCAATCGCAATACTCCCTGATAGATAAGGGCGAGTTTATTCAGTTGCAGGTTCCGGAAGCGTTCGAGCAGGAAGTGAATAAGCGCCTGGCCAGGTTTGGCATTGACGAACAGACCGTAACTCACCCCGTTACGCCGAAATACGCGAAGCTGATCGCCACGCTGAAGGAGTTTTTCCCGGAAGGGAAGCAAATCATCTTCACCGACGAAAAAACGCAGCACCAGAAGCTCAAACGCATTATCTGCAATGCTCTTAACCTTGAACCTTCAAAGGTAGGGATCCTGAATGCTCAGACGGTTGCCGAGGCAGGTAAAACCGGTAAGAAACTGAAAGCGGTTAAACCGCCGAAAGAGTTACCGGATGAACCAACAGATGCACAGATAGCGAAATACAACGAGCAAATGGCTCTGTATGACGCCTATATCGCGCAGCAAAATGAAATGTCGCTGGGTGGGCTGGAAAAGATTGCTGCCGACTTCCAGGAGGGCCGGACTCCGATCATCATCTGCAACAAAAAGGCAGAGGTGGGTATCAACCTGCATCGAGGAACGACTGACATCCATCATCTGACGTTGCCATGGACACCAGCCAGTATCGCACAGCGTAACGGTCGCGGTGCCCGAGTTGGTTCCAACCGTGCAAGCGTTCGCGTTCACTACTACTGCGGCAAGGGTTCTTTCGATGAATACCGACTGAAGACGCTGAAGCGTAAAGCAGGCTGGATCTCCGATATCCTCCGCTCAGATAAGTCTGAAATGGAGAACGCCGACGCCAACGATATGATCGAAATGCAGATGTATACCGCTAAGGATGATGGCGAACGTCTGGCAATGATGCAGGTTCAAATGGATAAGGCGAAAGCCGCGCAACGCGCTCGCCAGAAAGAACAGGCTACTATCGACCTTCAGAACTACATCAAGGCGCAGCACGCAGCTGGCGAGGATGTGGAGGTACTTACCGCTGAATTAGAGCGAAGCAAAGCGGAACTTGAAAAGACCACCGCCGAGGTAGCTAAATTCAAACAGGCGGTAATGGCCAAAGCAGCTGATAACGCAGACTGGAAGGCCCGCTGGGGGAGCGTCCATCACACAGACCGTATGTTGTTAGCACAGTATCGCGCGTCGTTGAAAAACGCCATTCAGCGCAAGGCTAATATCTCTCAAGCCATCTCCCGCTATGAGAAATTATTGAACCGTACTCAGAAGGCCGCGACGGATATCAAACGCCTGCGCCCGCTGGTGGAGGATGCAATAAATAAAGGCATTCTGGATGTTGATCCTGACCTGGTTAACCATGCGAGTGAGTTCCTTGTTATCGGCGATCGCTCATGGCGTGTAGGCCAATACTACGATTGTGCCGGTGATATCGTTCGCATTAAGTCGCTGGACTTCGACAGCCAGCGCGCAGACGTGGAGATCATCTTTACCTTCAAAGGCACCAAATCGGGTAACTGGGATGTGAAGACGCTGGATAAACAGGTGGATGTAACTCCCGATGAAGATGCTGTTATGCAGAAAATCAGTGGTGGCGTCTCCATCGCCGGGATTAACGACATCATTTCCTGTGACGATTTCTACCGTTTCCAGCAGCGCGGCATGATCAAAATAACTGACTCGTACGGCGTTCAGACTACAGAGTCAGGCTATAGCATTGATTTTGTTGGTACCTATACGGACCCACTGAAGCATGCGGTTTACCCGGATCGCCGTGACGGCGCGCTGAAGTCGTCAATTGCAAAATGGGTGCTTGGTATGATGTCGGAAGGGAATAACCGCCAGATCCGTTCGGCAGAAACATTCCTGGTTGAATTGTTTGGCTCCAATTATGGCGATGTAATCGCGTCATACGGAGATACGCTATCCCCTGAAGCAATTCAGGAGAAAATAGCGGATGCGATCGCCAGAATGCCGGAAAAAACAAGCCAGGGGGCTACTCGTAACGGGGATTCTGAACTTGAAGTCACCAATGCCATTTTCGGTACCAATGAGTTCCGGGCGTCAGATTATGAGATCACCACAGCACAGTTTGGCACCATTGGCATTTACAGCAATAAAGCCGAGATCAAGCAGGCAATGGACGCAGCAAGCGCGCGCATCGCAGCAGAACGGGAAGCCAATCTGAATCATGCAGTCGCCGCGCTGACTCAATCGTGGGTAACAGCAATCAGGGAGGCCGCCACCACAGGGAAAATCACACCTGCAATAGCGGATGTCGTAAACAACGGCTCTAAATTTATGGATGCCTATCAAATGGATGCGGTGAAGTTGCCATCAGCCTATGGTCAACTCAGCTATCGCATGACCTACAACCTGGTATCAATGTTTTCCGACCTTGCCATCCTTGGGCTGGTGGATCTTAACGAGGTTACGCCGGAATTGCTCAGCATGCGCAAGAATCATGTGGAGATATTGCAGAGAATTAACACGGTTCTTGCCGGGCGCACCGATGAAGAGAAACAGGCCGACGCTGATCGGATAAACCTAACCCTTGGCAACATCACGGAGGAAGAGATTGCCGCCAGAAACGAGAAACAAGAAGAGTTATCATCAATACAGGGTGATGCCACCAGCATAGCTCAGTCTCTTGGTCTGAATTATCGCGTATCCACCGCCGACCTGAAGATGATGTACGCACCAAAATTCGCCGCTGGCGAGGTATTTGGGCTTCAGGAAGCCTCAGGCATGAAAGGCGTTCTTTTCCGTGCGAAAGACGCAATCAAGGCGAAATTCGGCGCTCGCTGGCTGCCAGCGAAGGCGAAGAACAGCGATTTCCCGGGTAACTGGTGGATTATCGAGACAAAACACAACGTGGCGGACGTTCTGGCCGTCATCCAACAATACGCATAACAGGAGCGCCCGGTTCGCCGGGCGTCGCATAATATGGCCACACTATCTGATACAATAAAACCGAATAAAACATATCTTGAGGCGGTACTCCGTACAGCGTTGTTAGGAAAGACAGAAGACGAATACGTTGATTTCTTCCTGTCAGGGCTACGCGGGCGATTACTGAAAAATCCCCGCCTGTACCGCAGCTATGGTCCATACTGGCCGGAAATTAAAAAATTATTACTGGAGCGCGGTTATGGTAATTTCGGTCGTCTCGTTGACCGTGACGTTCGCAAAATTTACCGTTATGACCGCCCGGCGCTAACACTCATAGCCGCGACGCTCTACAGCCAGGAGCGTTTTGATAATGGTCAGATATACTCAGCCTGGCATTTACTGCCAGTGCCTGAAGAAGTTGACGACCAGGACTATGAGTTTGAGTCTTACGATTTGGAAGTTGAAGCCTTGGCACAGGCTGGAGAGAAAACTTGAAAAAGCGATACTACACAGTAAAGCATGGGACGCTACGAGCATTACAAGAGTTTGCTGACAAGCATAACGTTGAGGTGCGCAGGGAAGGGGGAAGTAAAGCTCTGCGCATGTACCGTCCGGACGGGAAATGGCGTACGGTCGTCGATTTCAAAACTAACAGTGTTCCCCAGGGCGTCCGCGATCGGGCATTCGAAGAATGGGAGCAGATCATCATAGATAACGCATTGCTCCTGAATGCTGATTAAACTTTCCGCCCTTTTGCCCGGTCTATCGCCGGGCATCTTTCAGAGATAATTACCTTTACCTGTCAATTCCCCTTGTGGTACTTGTTTTTGCGCCAGTGTTTGGGTTCCGCGAATTATGTTAATCAGAGGGCTTAGTAACGATGGTTCCTGGCGTGCCTCAACTTCTCCAGCCATTGCCCTGATGTAGTCGGAGCTTGCAACGTTGTTGTATTCCGTTGCGAAGCAGCATAACAACGTCAGAACGTGCTCTGTCGTTATTTCGCTCCAGTTGATGTTGAAAAATTCATCGCCTTTTTTATCGTGTTCGGAATCGAAGATGCTTTGGTGGAGGATGTATTTGCCGGATTCCTTGCGCGGTAACTTGATCGCTTTCTGGCGTTCCAGCTCCTTGTAAATCTGCATTGCTTCAATCAGTACCGGCCTGCCGTTCATGAAGGGATCGCGCAACCTTACACGCTGGCCAACTCGACCAGTAATAAAGCTGTTTTCCTCTTCCACCAGCACGATAAAACCCTTTTCCTCTTTTTCTCGCAATTCGCGCAGCAGCTGGAGTTCCATATCGCGGCGGCGTTCAGGGTAGCTGGTCCGCTCAGCCATTATTAGCTCATTGTTGATCCATGCGGCAGTCATTGACGCCGGTTTGCCGACGCTCATCGAAACAACGCATATTTTCTTATCCATAGCGCCCCTACAAAAAAGAAAAGCCACCAGCGGCGGCTTAGCAATACAACTGAAGGTAGCGCCCGGTACTCAGACTGTGCCGTCCATGGAATATTTGAAAAGGGATCCATCCGTACCGGGCATGTGATGATTCTGACTGAAGTCACTTGTCAGTTGTCAATTATTTCAGATTAAAAATAATATATTTATTAGTGCATGATGTTTGCCATCTCATAGGCGTCAGCCAGCAACTCCATCTCTGACTTGTTCAGCAAGGTGAATTCTTTCTTGCCTCCAACCACACCATCGGCATGAACAGGGACCAGCCAGGGGTATTTTTCTCTTACTTCAGCCGGTGCTGCATGCTGGTGGTGCCATCTACAAAGGGGCAATTGCTTTTTGTGACAACCCGGCGCGGTACGACCGGAGATATGGTGCAGAGATACCTCTCCAGATATTACTCCATGCATGTAGCAGGCAATGCAGGGGAGAGCGCCAAGAGCATTGGCGATGCGCCGTTCCTCCGCCGTTGGTGTTCTCCCCTTCAAGCCACGAGATTTTATTTTTACCGCGCTTTTCCGCGTTTTGCTGGCTGGTGGGCGCTCTTTCTGTTTAGCGATACGGCGGTCGATAGAATCCCGCATTTTCTGATATTGCGATTCTCGCCAGGCGGGGTCAGCCAACTTTTCCCGTTGCCGAGCGATCGCTCGTTCTCTGGCTGCCTTCTGCCACTCGCGGCGCTGTTCAAGTTTTTGTTCGATTGTTTTCATATGGCAAAAAAAAAGGCGGCCTAATGGCCGCCAATGATGTCAAGGAGTTAAGTAATGGCAACGTCTTCGTAGTTGACAAAAACTGCGGCTTAATTATAGCAATCAATTAGAGCAATGGTAGGTATTTTGTTAATCGCGAATCACATTTTTTCACTTCAGTACCTGTGTGCTATACTCCTTCTTGATTGATTGGATGCGGAATACAAACCCGCTCTTTTGTGCAGCCTGGCTCCTTGCCAGGCTTTTTTTATTTCATCATGGAAGCTGTTAACGCTTTGGATCTTGCTGAACTGATTGAAAGGGCATTGTTTACCTTACCCAGGAGTTCGCCAAATTCCACCATCACTCTAGTAAGCCCGCGCCGCGCTTCCTCCTCCGTTGCATTCATCACAAAATGTTCAGCACTCCGCATGCTTTTAACGGGGAACGCAACAGATATCGAGTCGATATCAGGCATCCTATCGCTCAACTTTACGGTGACAATGACAGATGGTGACTGAATTTGAGAGCTTACAGACAGCACCACATATTTTCCGTCTATTTTGAAATCCTTCCGCATGTGTCACCATAAATATCAAATAATTAGAGCAATCAGTTGCAAATAAACGGCTAATCGCCATCTTCCAGCAGGCGCACCATTGCCCCCGTTTCACTATCCAGGTTACGAATGTAGTTCATGACAATATTTACGTTGGTCCAGCCACCAGCTTGCATGATCTCCGGTATTGAAACTCCGGCGCGGGCCATATCTCGCGCGGCTCCGACACGGGCACTGTGTCCAGACCAGGCCAGGTATCTCTGCCCAGAGTCATCCTTAGCGCCGTAAATCAATCGATGAGTTGCTTCAAAAATCCCTTCCAGAGCGCGAGTTGATAGCTGGCTGGTGGCAGATGGCGCGGCAACACCATTTTTTCTGACACGGCAAAACAGGTAGTTATTCGGATCATCAGCCACACCAGAGACAGAAATCCATCGCTCGACCAGTTTAGTTACCCCCAGGCTAAGTGCCTTCTCTACACCTGCGGTGCTAACCAGTGTTTTCGTTCTGCCAATATGGATTAACATTCTCCCACCGTCAGTACGTGAGATATCTTTAACCCTGATCCTGGCAATTTCGGCTATACGTAACAGGGTGTTATAAGCAATCCCCAGAAATGCCAGATTCCGTATATCCTGGCAGCGATCGCTATTTTCCATGAGTGAACGAACCTGGTCGAAATCAGTGCGTTCGAACGCCAATGCCTGTTTTGCACGTTCACCGGCATCAACGTTTTCTTTTCGAATCCGCCGCATGACCAGTGAAACAGCATTGCTGTCACTTGGTCGTGGCAGCCCGGACCGACGATGAAGCATGTTTAGCTGGCCCAAATGTTGCTGGATAGTTTTTACTGCCAGACCGCGCGCCTGAAGATATAGAAGATAATCGCGAACATCTTCAGGTTCTGCGGGAAACCACTTCCGGTTATTCAACTTGCACCATGCCGCCCACGACCGGCAAACGGACAGAAGCATTTTCCAGGTATGCTCAGAAAACGCCTGGCGATCCCTGAACATGTCCATCAGGTTCTTGCGAACCTCATCACTCGTTGCATCGACCGGTAATGCAGGCAAATTTTGGTGTACGGTCAGTAAATTGGACATTTAACACTCAGATAATAGTTTTAAGTAAAGTGTACAGGATTGGCTCTGCCTTTACCTGTTTATGGTTCTCGTCATAGAAACGCCAGCGACCGCGCGTGCGTTCTATTTTCTCTTCACCGCGCGATAATGACAGTTGGCAACTATCACGATCAAACCCTTTTGCCCGCCAGTAACCACGGTTTTTCTCAAGCTCAAGATGAGTGGACACTTTAGCAGCTGAATATCCCATTTTTCACCTCTGATTGATTGGTGGTGCTAAGTGCGCTACGCGAAATCTGGAGCACTAACACTGCCAACATTTCGCAGATTTTACGTAGCGCAACCTTGATCAAATGATCAAGTGATCACTATTTGACCTGATAAGGTATTGAACTGTATGGATTTACAGGTAAATTGATCATGTTCAATAACCCTTAAGGGTCTGAAGAGGAGTTTACGTCCAGCTGCGCATAAAAATCAAGAATTATTAGAGCAATAAATTTTGAGAGAAAAATCCCACTCCACCAGCCAAAAACTGGATTGTTTTTCATAGTTGTTTGACAATTGCTCTAATAAATTATAGTTTTGCCGCCGTTTCGTAATACGACTTTGGATTCACTATTTAATGTGTCTTCAGCGTTGTAGAGCGGCTCAGAAGGAAATGAGCAAACAGGGAAACCTTATACAACGGCATTACAGCTATGCATTGCTCATCTTACACACAGCGCAATGTTGTTAGATTACCCCAGCATGGATCATGGGTGAAACAGTAGGTCAGAGCTTCAGGCTCTGTGTTGTCAATACAGTGAGGCATAATTATGGCTTTCATTCCACCAACCATCGACGACGTTAGACATTGCTCTAACGCTTTATCTGTAGACCCCGCCGAAACCGACGCTGCCCGCGCCATTGCTGAACACTACTCAAAGATATCCAATCAGGAGTACCGCATCACCCAAGACGACCTGGATGATCTCACTGACACAATCGAATATCTCATGGCCACTAACCAGCCAGACTCACAATAAATGCACTAATAAATCTATTATTTTCGTTGGATCCTTCTATAATGGTGGCCAACAACTCCCAGTGTAATCCGCTGTGAGTTGTTGGCCATGTCAATTCTGGAGGAGGATCAATGATAAATTATGTCTACGGCGAACAACTGTACCAGGAGTTCGTCAGCTTCAGGGATCTCTTTCTAAAAAAAGCTGTTGCACGCGCCCAACACGTTGATGCCGCCAGCGACGGTCGTCCTGTTCGCCCGGTTGTCGTTCTGCCGTTCAAAGAAACGGACAGCATTCAGGCTGAAATTGATAAATGGACTTTAATGGCGCGGGAACTGGAACAGTACCCAGACCTCAATATCCCAAAGACTATTTTATATCCAGTGCCTAACATCCTTCGCGGTGTGCGTAAGGTTACGACTTATCAGACAGAAGCTGTGAACAGCGTCAACATGACCGCTGGCCGCATTATTCATCTGATTGATAAGGACATTCGCATCCAGAAAAGCGCGGGGATCAATGAGCACAGTGCGAAATACATAGAGAACCTGGAAGCAACAAAAGAGCTAATGAAGCAGTACCCGGAGGATGAAAAATTCCGTATGCGTGTACACGGCTTTAGCGAAACAATGCTGCGCGTCCACTACATTTCCAGTAGCCCTAACTACAATGATGGTAAATCAGTTAGTTACCATGTGCCGCTGTGTGGTGTGTTTATCTGCGATGAAACTCTCCGTGATGGAATCATCATCAACGGTGAATTCGAGAAAGCAAAATTTAGCCTTTATGACTCTATAGAACCGATCATCTGCGACCGCTGGCCGCAGGCAAAAATATATCGCCTGGCAGATATTGAAAATGTAAAAAAACAAATTGCCATCACTCGCGAAGAGAAAAAGGTCAAATCAGCCGCATCAGTTACGCGCAGCCGTAACACTAAGAAGGGGCAGCCAGTAAACGACAACCCCGAAAGCGCGCAATAGTTTCTATCCGGCATGGTCAATGAGTTATTCATTAAGCCATGCCAGAGCTTCATCAACCTGCGCTTCGTCTTCGACGCTAAGCACTTCATCCTGGGGAACATAATCAGCCAGCATAGCGAAACAATATGTATCCCAATGGTCTGGTGAGTGCAGGTTGAGTTTTTTCTTCATATCCTCCTTACTCATCACCTTCCATTGACCTGCGGAGTTAATCCCTACAGGGATTTTCGACGCTTCCTCAATAGTTTCATTACCCTTATCCAGTCTCATACGACCAGATTTTACGGCCTCTGCGGCTTGAACGTTGGCATAAGCACGTTTATCAAAGTACAGGCTCTTATCTTCACGGCTATGCATCTTTTTACCCCAGCGTATACGCTGTACGGTAATACCATAATACTCGTACATCAGATCCGCCGTTGCTTTACCCAGCCCATCGCCGTCTATCGCTATGGTGATATTTGGGAATCGCTCAGGATTACATTCTGCGAAAATTTTGGCGGCAAGCTGTGTTTCTGTAACGTCTGTGTATTCCAGCATTCGATAGTTGATTACACGGCGTTTATTTCGCTGGCCGGACACCATCATGATATTGATAACGGACTTATCCCGTCCCGTACCACCAGCAACGTCCACACATGCAAGCCAGCCCCATCCTTTTGCAATCTTGACTTTCCGCCTCGTTGCACGTTCAACCTCATCACGTCCAAGAAGGAAGCCATCCTGTGATTTAGGGAATAGGCCGCGTACCTTAATCATGTACATAGGGTTATCACGCCCGCCGTACTCCGCCAGCTTCATTTTGATAAATGCTGGCGTTACCAACGGTGATTCCTCACTGTTAAGCGTGATCGCCGTATAAACACCATCAGGGTTACCAGGGCGCTTGGCCAGTTTATGGTGTGTATCGTAGAAATAGCCGCTTGGGCGTGTAGGCTGTGACAGCAATAAGATGCGGTTATCCTGTCCGGTAAGAGCACCGGTGATGATACCGAAAGCTCTATCACTGACACCGGAGGCTTCATCGATAATATACAGAAGATGATCTGCGTGTTCACCGGCGAGAGCTTCTTCACTTCCCAGACGAAAGCCCTTCGGTACTACAGTCCATACACCTTTACCAGTAACCTCATAGAAAGCGGTTTCTGTCAGAACAAAATAATCAGCAAGCCATGGAAAACGGCTGGTGGCAGTAGCCCAGTTTATCTTGATGTACTTGAATATACCGGTCATTACCTGCTGAATTTTGTTCGCAACGATAATGGCGCGGGCACCGGGATACATGATTATGAACAACATGATCATGATAGAAGTCATGTCTGATTTCCCGGTACCGTGACCAGACGAAACAGATGTCTTGCTACCCTGTTCCTGCACAGACTCAATAATCAGATCCTGCTGCCATGTAGGTGTTTTGCCGAACAAAACATCAGCGGCAGCAATCCAGTCATAACGATATAGCGCCACCAGCTCGCGCCAACGTGGATCCGTTACGCAACTTCTGGCCATTAATCATCATCCCCGTATAGCTTGCGGGTAACTTCTTCGTCTTCCTCCTCGTCTTCGTCCAGGTCTTGTTCCAGCCATGGGTCGTTTGATACACCTTCAGTATCAACATCTCCATAACCGCCTGTATCAACGATATCGGCGATTTCTTCCCTACGCTGCTCAATCCACAATGCGGCATCGGCGCGGCGGTTGGCGGCCCGTTCTCGCGCAACTTTGTCCAGATCTTCAAGAGAAGGGCCACCGACGGCTGTTTGCCTTTCCTCATCATCGGTATTGGTCTTAGGAGCACGCAGATCGGCTTTGATTTGCTCCAGCATCAGGGGCGGCACTTTTCCGCCATGCGCCTCGATGAATTCAGCTGCTTCCAGCACTGACCAGTTATTTTCACGCTTTCGTTCGTATGCCAGCTTAACAATGCCAGCTTGCCCCATAGATAAAGCGTGCTTTTCCGCCTCCCGGCTTTCTTTTCGATAGTTATTCCGGATGCTGTAAATGGTGTTGATCAGGCTGCTTATCTGCGCGGAACAGCTGTTTAGCATGCTCGCGATACGATATTCAGGCGGAGTCCCTTCATCATCGTCTTTTTGCTGATCGCGCATTTCCTGTACCAGACGAATACACGTATCCCTGGCGTTCTCCAGCATAAGGAGATGAGAAAGAGACTTTTCCAGAAGAGTGGTTTCCAGAACATCGGCCCCGGACCGACGCAACATAGCGCGAGCGGCCTTCCGCGCTTCAACGTTATCTATCAGGTAATCGCCAGCTTCGAATTCAAAGCGTTCACCATCATCATCCAGGGTGTCGCGTTCCAGGCGATCACGTAAGGTCCGGTGGGCGCGGGTGATCACGTCATGATCATCAGAACGATCATTTATGCGCTTATTTTGGCGCTTCGCATTCTCGACTGCGGCACTGACAACGGCATTAACCCTTTGTTTTTCCGCTATTTCAGCCGCAATGCGATCACCTGCATGTTGATCATTAGAGTGATCAATGATCATGCTTTTTAGTGGCTTCCTGACTGGCTTATTTGGCTTGCGGCTGTCCGCTGTCCTGGTGTCTTCTTTGAAGGCACGGAGATAACGACGTGCAGTATTAGGGTTAAGATTAAACTCGGCGGCATACTGTGCGATGGTGTAACCACCATCTCGCGCCAGGCGAGCAAAATTCTTCTTGTGATCGTCCCAGGTCACTTATGCTTCCTTTCGTAAAAACTCTTTTTGACGCGAGGGTAACGAAAGTCACATGTCAAAAGGCCCGGAACGGGCAAGCAATCAATCAGATACGTGCGGATGTGGCATTACCGTAATGACGGTGCTGACGGGCCACCTTATTGAAAAGTTGACGCGCCATTACCCAAGGCTGGTGCTCCCGGCGTTCCTTTTCGTCCTGCGTCATATAGAGTTCGTTCTGGAGTTTTTCATCAAACCGGCGCGGAGCGCGGCTACGGCGAAAGAATTCAGGATTCAGAGAGTGGATCTGAAATCTACGTGGGCGTGTACTGTCATCAATCAAAACAGACGAATACTTAGACACAGCGATAGCTTTTAAGCGCAGATAAACATCGCGCTTATCGACATCCAGATGCGGGTATTCCTTTTCAAGAATTGCTGCGAGTTCTTTCGCTGATAGAAGAGATTTAGTGCGGATCATGTAATCCGCAATCTCGTACGATGTTATTCGTGAGTGATTTATTTCCATGAAGTGGCGTCCCTGCCAGTTAAGTAACATCCTGTCACCTACTGATTAGCCCATGTCAACTAATCAACGTGGAATATAATACCCTCGATTAAAGAAATAGCAATACATTAGAGCAATTTTATCTAACACTCGACGAGTGACTTGTGATAGCGCCGACTCCAAGCGCGTAATCAAAGAACAATCGTTGATGCATCGCCAGCCTACCGTGCGTCTTCTCCCAATTATCGCGGTCACGCTCAATATCACGCTGGCATGACTGGCACAGAGGAATTGCGTAAATGTCATGCGCGCATAATCGACTATGACGAACGATATAAGGCGTAATGTGAGCGCCAGCTCCCGCCGCTCCACACCCACAGCATGGACGGGAAGCAACAAAGTCCATGTACTCAGGTAATTTTAGCGATTGCAGTTTTGGTATTTTGAAATGCGCCATGCCAGGGTCGGAGTCAACATCCACAGGGCATACTTTTGCACGCATCGGCGCGGCGCGTTCTTCCATCATCTGAACATATGCTGTAGCGCGATCGTCATACGGGCGAATATCCGCCTCTTTCAGAGGTCCGCTATCCTGCGTTGCGGCTTTCATCTTATTTATTGATATACGGCAAACTTCTTCCGGCATCAGGTGCATCATGTTGCGCATGAAAGCCCACCAGCACAGTTCCTGAATACTTAAATCATGGCCATCTGAAAGCCCCATTTCCTGACGGGCGACATCCAGTATCCAGTTAACGCGATTATTATGCAGCGTTTCTTTCAGCTCATTAAAACCACGCATCCGGTAATGGTTATCGTGATGCCAGCACAACAACACCGCGCTATTGTCTCGTTCTGCGTGGACAATATGGTTGTCACACCAGCTACGATCTGCGGCCTGGCATTGCCCCTCTTTCCTGCGCAACCACGCCACCAGCGCGTCAATTCCACCAATACGGCGAAACAGTTCATCGCTGTTAAAAAACGGCTGCAACGCCTCATTTGTTGCCATAGTTTGCTCGGAAACAACGAGGCCGTCGTCCATGTGCTCGATTAACTCTCGCGGCACCGGCTCCATAATAAATTTACGGCCAGCCTCCACCAGCTTTCTGACTTCCTGATCCACTTTGAATGTGGCGACGCCAAGCTCTTTTTGTACAAAGGGAGTAATTACGGCTTTCACATCACACCTTTCATCACTGATTGGGCTTTATCTGCTGCCCGGCATTCTCTGTTTAAGCACAACCATTTCCTGACGGCATAACACAGCAATAGCAGTCCTGGCTCCAATTTGCTTACCAACCAGGTATTGCTTTACCTCGCGGCGACTCACGCCATCAAGAAGCATCTTTAACGCTTCACGGGACAATTTGTTGTATTTGCGTGCCATTAATCTACTCCGCAGAACCATACAATCTACGTAACGTGTCGGCGACAGAAGATACAGATATCTCGCCAGTCGCAGCCCCTACAGTAAGGTCTGCCAGTTCAGGTGAATCAAATACCTGCACCCCGTTACGGCGTAGAAATAGCAGCGCGCTGTTTAGCGCGGTACGCTTATTGGCATCATTGAATATATGCCCTCTCGCTGTAGCCACCAGGTAGGTGGCGGAGACTTCGAAAAGGTCGGTGATCTCTTCGTAGGCAACTCTGGCCTGAACTCTCCCGATAATGGCCTCTGCCCTGCCCGGATCTGACATGCCAGGCAGGCCGCCGTAGCGGTTTATATTCGCATCATGAAGCGCAATAAGTTCTTCCGGTGATATATGCCTCATTATCGGTTAACCAGTTCCTTGTTGGTGGAGTCCAGGGTGTCAAACAGGGATGCAAATTCAGCATCCAGCGCCGCTTTTTTGTAGGCTTCGAAAGTAGCCTTGCTGACAATTACTGCTGGCTCACGGCCTCTGCGGGTGATTTCAACCTCTTCCCCGGCTTCAACATTGTTGAGCACTTCAGAAAGGTTGCCACGCGCGGTACGGAAGTTAATGGATTGCATAAACACCTCGTGTACTCGTTATGTGTACACAATTATAAACTTCACAGGCATAAAGCACCAGCACTTTGCAGCTTAAATAACCGGACAATCATCAAATTCCCCACTTCGGGCATCATTGATGACATGAGTGATCACACCAAAAACAGCATTACTGCCCGTGTATCCATCGTCATCTACTGGTAACGCCTCTTTCTTCCCGGTGCTTAAGTCCTCCAGGTGCTGGCGCGGATACTTCCTGTATCTCTTTATGCGATATTCACCCTCCATAGCGCACACAAGCAGAGAACCATCAACCGGAGTAAGCGAGGAATCAACCACCAGCAAAGCACCCTGCAATATTCCCTCACGGTGATGGCTATCAGCTGCCCGCATGAAGTAGGTCGCTGAAGGATGTCTAATTATCTGCTGATCAAGAGAAATTCGGCTTTCAACATAATCCGCCGCAGGAGAAGGGAAGCCCATAGCGTTTTACCTCAATGATACTGTTTATTCATACAGTATACATTGAAAAGGCATAGTTTGTGAAAGCGGGGTTTGTAGGCGCGCCACGCTGGGGGCTAATCACATTTCTCCCCCATCTTGCCGTTATTTTTTTGGTGCATCCTCGTTCTGATACACCGGATCGCTCCCTTTTGGCAACTGGAGGCTTAACTGCCGGTAGTGCCGTAGCCGTTCCATGAAATAGGCGCGCAGGTTTTCCGGTTGCTCACGGGCCACCTGCTCTGCAATCACAGGTATATTCAGCCGTTCTTTGTAAGCAACGCCGCTGGCAGCCAGATCAACGTTAACCTTATCCCGTTCTTCCTGACTTTTAGCTGCAATATTCCAATCGTGCATATCAAATCCCATCCAGAACAATTGCGTAACGACTATTATTTAACCAGCAAAGTAACTTTTAATTTTTTTTCTTTTCCCATTGATTTTTGTGCACAGCTTATCTGCCTTGCCGTGCGCAGAATCAACTTTTTTCTTCCTGATTTATCCACAAAGTTATGCACTTGCAAGAGGGCCATTTTCTAAATATTGTGATGTTTCACAAATGAAATGAATTTTGATTAATGAAGATAAGGAGAAAATTTGAGATGCAATCATGACGTTAATAGATAGGGTCTGCATTACAGACCCCATCCGCATCAAGGAATTAGCCGTTCCCTGATGTTGTTCCGAAAACATGTGCCGTAAGCTCACGTTAACGACTTTCTTTCACCGAATCCAACTATATAGGGGTTGGGTTTCTACGTCAACGTGAGCAAGTGCTCCTTTACATTTGACAAGGAACCACCTTAATGACTGCTTTTTTTCAGTTCCTGAGTGCATTTTTAGATGCGCCTGTTATTAGCCAGATTCTGGCGATCATCCTCATCATCGTTTTGATTTTGCTTTTAAGGTCAGTAAAAAATGGAATTATGCACTGGCTTACTTAATGTTCAGTGAAACATTAAAATCTCCTTGATGTGGAAACAATCATTTTCTGTATGTGCTGGTGGGTACCTGTAGTTCAGCTTTCGTTGGCATTTAACTTCGTCTTTGCTTTCTCCACCAGCAACTTCCAGATGCCTATTTCATTAGCAGCCGCCTTGATGGCGGCATAAAAAGCATCTTGCTGATCGTAACGCTGAATCTGTTTTTTCAGTTTTGCCTCCACCAATTTAATTTCATTACGTGCTTTCTGAAGCCGCATCACCGCCCGGTTACGTCTGTTCTTGTATAGCGCGTTAATCTCTGATAATTGCTTTAATTTACCAGCCTGACTGCGGATTATCGCCTCTCTGACTTCTGCCGTGCGTCTCATCTGATCTCTTAAGAGTTCACCGTTTTCGATAATTCTTTCAAGGTGTTTGATGTGATCTGCAACTCTCATACTTCACCCTCGCTTGTATCGCCAGCATCCACCAGCGGCAATAAAGCCCTGGCCATCTTATGAACCAATAGTGCATCAATAATGCCAAGCGTATGCCCCGGCTTAATGTTTAATGCCGCCTCAAGGTGACACCTTTCCAGGCCACTTTTCTCGGCTTGTTTATGATGATCTGGTGTAATAACGTCGCCCAAAACACGGCTAATTCTTTCTCGTAATTGCTGGGTGCCAGCACACTTGATCGCTGTATCGTGGAGACGGTTAACCAGTTCGCGATAAACATGCGGCTTAATTCGGATACGTTCACCGGTGACGCCCTTTCCTGGTGCTGGCACCGAACTATCCGGAATGTCCGGATAGTTGCCAGCCTCGTAAGCTACCCGCAGCCAGTGCATGAATGTTTCAGTGGACACACAACCACAGTCCACATCGATTTTCCCGCGTTGCTGTTCCAGCCATTGCCCAAAATCCAACCTGTAAGTCTTACTTTCAAGTTCATCACCATTGAACTCGACTTTCTGCGACGCTATGAGAGCTGATTCGTATTGTTCGCGAGTGACAACTGACTGGTATTCATCGCTATCAAGGTCACCAATTGGAAGCTCAATCTCACAACAAAAATTGCGCCCAAAGAAAGTGTCTTTTTTGTGGTCTGAGCCAAAAGCAAAAGTCGCGCATGGTGCCATTAAATTGACACTGGGTAGGTAACAATAACTCATTCCATCAGGCCACCCGCCGCACTTAGGCAGCTCCTTCACTAACAAGTCGATAAACTTCATTTTTTTATCATCTTTGCAAGCCGCCAAAGCCATTTGGGCAAGTGCCAATACTTCATCTGCCGTATATCCAGCACCGTGACCATACATTTCGATACGGGAAATAATCTCTGATATACGCTCTTCAGTGATTCTGGTCATTTCTTTTTGCGCCATTTCTTTTCACATTCCTTAGTCCATTTTTCAATGTTCATTTTGGCAATATCAGTCATTCCATCACCTAAGAAATACTTTCTCCGGTACGTCTTGCACTTAAACCACACTACAACAGCCACCAGCCAGAAAATAAAAGGCCATACAGCAATACCAACGACAGCCGCGATAAAGCCCAATAGCCATAAATGAAGCTCTCCAACTTCTGTTTCCAGCAATATTCTTAAAGAATTAAACAGCAGGCTGAACGAATGGTCGTATGCATTGGCAGTATAAGACATGCAATCCATATAATTAAAGTCATAGCCTGCGGCTGCCGCCCATAATGGGCGGTCAAGAAAATGTTTTAGTGTCATCATGTAAATTTAAGGTTCAGACCAGTTATCTTCAATAGCAATGCTTAATCTTTGTAGCCATTCTGCTAATTTCAGCATTGCTTCTCTTTCGCTTAAACCACGAGGAAAATCATCAAGCGAAATTGTTGGCTTGAAGCCCCCGTAATTATCCATTTCAACAGTCAGATTTTGCTCCAGCACGGTATTCCTTACGCGGCTATTGTGCCGAAGCAAATATACTGAACGTGATTTATTGGTTTTATGGTCAAACTGATATTCGGTAAGTATCATCTGGCTTTTGCCATGACTATTACCTCTCCACATACTTACCTCACTTAATAAAACAAATCCATACGTAGTTGATGATTTTTCCCCACGTAATATAAATATGCACTCCAGCAGAAAAACCAAAACCTACAATTACTGAAAAAATCAAAACATTTACTTTTGACATTATAAAATTTCTCTCGTTTTCGTAGGTGATAGCACCATAATTGCTAATTTAGTGAGTTAGCAGTTCCATTTTTTGGATGATTTCCGCATGAGTATCATCGTTGCCAACACTTAACTCGTTTAATGCCTCTCGCACTACATCAACTTCTTCTGGTTGGAAGAAGTCATCTCGGTAGTCACCAAATAAAACCGAAACAAGCCTGCCACCAGCAACATCAAGATTGGCGCTAACAGGTGGCTCTTTACCATCCTCAAATTCGACTACAAAAGTTAATTTTCCCATCGTTACCACCAGCGACAAATTGAATACAAACCCAGTGCTGCCGCCATCACAATTCCTACCGTTGCGAATGCTTCAGGCCAGCTCATTGACCTGCCTCCTGCGGCGGTTCTGGTAGCGGCATCCAGTACAAGGCGTTCCCTAACCACGATAAAGTGCCATCGCTCAACTCCACGTATTCCCCTTGCACCTGTCCTGCCATATACTCACCGTGCTTTGAATAAATTAAAATCCAATCATCTTGAGCGGGCATTCGCTCACTACAGCTTATCCAACTATCCGGAATAACCGGAGAATTGCCATTTACCAAGTCAGCTCGAACATATAGCGTGTCATCATGGTGCTGATTGTGGCTGCACCACGTTAATTCGCTTAACTCGCCATCTTCTGGCCATACTCCAGCTGTTTGCAGCCAGATATGGGCTGGCGCATCCTGGCAAGGTGTATTAACTGGAAACTTGTAAGTTTGGCTTACAGGTTGGCTACCCTGAAGCATGGCAGCGTGGCAGGCATACTCAACGCCCTTAACTGCATCTGCGCAGTAGTTATAGCGATTGCATTCCACTAATTTCCGTTTGAGTTTTTCAATTGCCTGCGCGACATCAGCCTGTATTACAGGAACTGGCGGAACGGCTGTTTGCTCTCGAACGTCATTAGTCGCTATCGGTTCTGCTGCCAACTGACTGGCATATTTGTTAATGGTAACGATAAGCTCTTGCTCAGCCTCATCCAGACAATCACCGATACCTCGCCTGTCACCGTCAAAATCATCGAAATCGGCACGAATCTTGGCAACCTTCAGGATTGCGGACAACACCTCACTAGGAATTACCGGATAGTTGGTTGACGTTTCCGCGATTTCCCGAAAATTATTGGTTGACGAATTCTTGTTTTCCCGAAAGTTTCCGGACTGAAGCATGGCGGCGCGGCAGGCGTTCCAGCCATCTGCGTAACAATCTCTGTGTGTCTTGAAATATGTCACCGCCCTTGGTACATCGTTTACGTCTATTTCATCCGGCACAACCGGCGCAGGTGAGTCAGCATAAACAGGAATAACGTCCGGTTGCTCTTTATTGCTTTCATCCGTTAAAGCCCAGAATAATTTCCCGGCCGGATGTTTGAAAATATAAGCAACTGGTTCTGCTTCCAGCGATGCCAGAGCAATTCGTGCCAGTTCTTCCGCTTCTTCTGCTGGCAGTACAACGTTGCTACCAGGTCCGTATGTTTCGCGCCACTGCTTGATTGTCAGTAGTCGCTCTTTGGTAATAGTGATCATGCCGCGTTTCCTTCTTTCTTATTAACAATTACACCGTCATATATTTCATTAAGGTGCCCTCTCAACTCCATGCGCCTTAATGCAGATAACATGTAATCGCATTCAACCTGCTTATTTCCAGTAAATGGCTTATCGTCAGGATTACCCCAACAGCAATTACCCTTGGGCCACCCATGTACTTTCCGTACTCTTCCGTTAACAACGTGAAGTAATCCCCAGCCAGGTGGTAAATCCTCAATTGAAATAATTCCCGGCTCACTAATAAAGAATCGCCAGTCGCCCATTCCAAGAGACGGATTTTTACGAAAACGCTTTTTTCTATCTGCCAACAAGTCAGCACGAGAACACTTCGCCTCTATCAGGCATGATGCTGAATTTCTGAATCCCATAGCATCTGGCTGTTCTCCGGTACTGGTTACAGCTATAAAGCGGTCATGAAAACAAACCTTGAACCCGTTGCGCTTAAGGAACTTGTACGCAATCTGACAGAGTTCGCGGTGTGTTAACGCCATATCACTCTCCTTTGATGCGAATGCCAGCGGCGCGGATTGCAGCGATGACTTCAGAAACTTTGTATGCCATTACCGTTTGGTAATCATCGTGAAAATCTGTTCGATGAAGCATGCTGCTACGTTCCGGGAGCGATATTTCCCGAGCATCCAGTTCCTTAACGCGTTCCTCCAGTTCGTAGACCCTGCATTGTTCTCTATCATCAATCAGATATAACCCAAGACATTCGCTTTCTACCCAACCGCCAAAATCATGATCGTAACGCTCACATGAAAACTCACCGTCACCGTCCTTTGTTGGAATGGTGTAACTATCTAATGGGCCACCATATGTCGGCACATTCCCCAATGTTGGATGCTCAATCCACATGAAAAATGCACGTCCGGTTATTGGGCAAATATCTGGCCGCCATTGGTTACGAACAGCCTTGGTTTCGGATAATTCTTCAGCGTGTTGTTTTACTTCCTCAAGCTCAACTCTCAGCTTCCCAACCGTAAGAGCAATATCCTCGTTCTCCTGGTCACGGCGTTTGATGTATTGCTGGTTTCTTTCCCGTTCATCCAGTAGTGCCAGTGCCACCGATGGCGTGAACGCCATACGAAACGCCACAAAATTTTGATGCATAGGTTCTGTTTCTACTGCAACTGCCGCATCTCGCAGTGCCTGATAGTCAATTGTCATTCTCGCCATCCTTCACAGTTGTAATCACTACAGCCTTCAAAATCATATGGGCTGTACTGCCAGGTTATTTTTCCGCAATGCGGACAATTCCAACGCACCTTCCCGCTTCGCGACTTCTTTCTTCTGTTCTGCTCTTTCAACCAGTCAGGCATGACCAAACCTGCGCCCTGAACCATTGTTCTGCGGTTAAAGTTATTGATATTGAACGTCCGACGCTTTGCTGCATCAGCAATGGAAAATGGCAACCAAACTATTCCTGGTTCGTTTTTGTTGGCGACGCTAAAGATGGTCGCTTTACTGAAGTCATCTGTTGGCAATCCACCGTGTTGAAGCCAGTAAACATCGTTGCCGTTCCAGCTACCTTTTTTGTAGGCCACATACGCAGTGCAATCTGACTCAATCAGGCTTTCTGTAGGGATGTACTGGCAATCAACGTGCCACACAGCCATTGCATCCACGCTATCAGCGCAAACAGGCTGATCGATATCTCGACCACAATTCCAGGCTTTTTGGGCTTCTTCCAGCGTGTAAACATGAGCGCGATCGATATCAGAACTGTAACCATTGCCGTTATGGCAATGGAATGAGGCGTTATTACCCACAGTTTCACGCAAGCACATCATGTAAAAGCGGTTATTCACTGGTCGCCTCCCAGCAAATTTGTCTTATATAAGAACTGTTAACGCGCTTTACTTTCCCGTCGAACTCCAGTTTCTTTAGACGACGCAAAACGTATGCCGTTTTGAGTGTGCGATATTTATCCCTAAGCCAGTTGGTCACGACGTAAGTCATACAGCGCCCGTGTTCTTCCAACACCCGAACTATTTCTTCGTCGGTTGGCTTGCTCATTTTGTCGCTCCTTCAGCTTTCTCTACTTTCGCTGCCATGATTTCCAGCTTTTGTGCTGCCGATACCGCTAACCTGTGAAATTCTTCATCTGTTTCAACTGGAATTGGTACAAACCTGACACCAATTTGAGCAAGGCTATGCGCCATTTCGAGACTTGCTCTTAACTCTGCTGGGGATGCTTTATTCAGGCCAACTTCCTCACAAATAACTGATTGCATACGCTCGCCCTACTGAATACGCTCAAACTCGATTACCCAAACCCAGGGATTAGCACTCCAGCTTTCTTCGCCGTAGATGGACTCCCACAGACGCTGGAACGCAACCTTTGCCATTGCGAAGTCCCCATTGGGAGTAAGGAATGTTCCCGGGTAATCAGGAAGCAAACTTCCAGCAGGCGGAACGCCCTCAGCCCCTGCATCGCATTCGCTGATATCGTTCAACCGCTCAACGCGCACGTTGGTAATTTCCAACAGAATGCGTGATGCCCATCGCGGCATGTGAATTGATGGACGCCACCCACCATCAAACTTTTCATTCACAGTGTGAGGTTTCCAGTCGGCATCATCGGGTATCGACCATAAGCCGTAATCACCAGGCTTTTGCTCACAACTGGCCCGATAAATCCTTGCTGCGCTCTTCTCATCGCCACGACAAAGGTTGTCGTTCCAGTCCACACTGCAACCATCCTCATTGCCTAATATCGCCCATGTTTCACGAACCCAAATTCGATCGCCGACGATACCAAAGGGGCAATTGAAAACACTGCTTACACCATCAGCCCCGTACCACTGAAAACCTGCACCAATTTTTCTAACCATCACTGGTGCTTCTGGACCAACTTCCGCAGGCTGATTTTTCATTATCCGCCGCGTCTGCGTTTTCCTTCCTTCGAGGATGGCCCGGACCATCTCATCGTTGAAAATCATGCCGCGCTCTTTCACTTCGCCTTTCATGCATCCCCCTTACCCATGCGCGACGATGCCGCCAAAAGTGATAGAGAACAGCCAGAAATAGATCGCGGCCATAATGATTTTGAATGCCGTGTTCATATTTTCAGCTCCTGTGATTGATTAGATACATGCCGCGCCTTGCGGCATGTTTTTATTTTCACTTTCCCTGCTTTAAAAATCAAGATTTATTAGAGCAATTACTGCTGATGAAGAAGCGCATTTTCATACTCCCTGACCATTAACGTAAGCACGCCGTGTCTCCTGAAAACACGCGCCACTTCAATCTTATCTTCCAGCGCGAACGCAATTTTACTTAGACCAATTTTCTTAAGGAGATCAATCTTTGCTGGGCCGTCATTTCTGTCATCGGTGGCAGGGCGCATAGATAGCAAAGGCTCAGCCCCGTTTGTTACGTACTTCCGCAGCCAAGCTCGTGTTTTATCCCTTGCGATCTCACAGCGCCCGGTTACAAACCAGACCGTGTAAACGTTAAATAACTGGCGCACAATATCAATAACTGGAGTTATGGGAGTATCAGTGTCACAGGCGAGATTAAACTCGTTCCAGTCCTTTGTTAATGCACCTTTACCTGGTGGCGGAAGCAAATGCAGTCTGTCTTCCGTTGCCTCCGATATTGTTCCATCAATATCGACTATGACGATATACGGACGTTCCTGGTGTGCGTGTTTATTGAAAATACTCAAATGCCCTCCTCATTGGACGAAAAAAATGCTGGTGGGACGCACTCCACCAGCATTAAAAGTGACACTGTAACTATCAGCGAACGTAAATAGTGCCGCCGTTCTCTTTTTCCCATGCATCGCTACGTGCATAGCAAACATCGAGAAGTCTTCTTGCCGCAGTTTCCTCTAAACTCAATTCGACAACCAACTGCTCATGACGGCGGGTAACCACATCAAACAGGGTATGCAGCCCTTTAGTTGCCAGATCATCAATGAATTCCGGTTCGAACGGCAGCTCTGCATCTGCCAACATAACCTCTTGCGCCCACTCAACTCGACGGACCAGTTCCGGGCGGCGGCTTTCCATCTCTTTACAGATCAATTCATGGAAGAACTCTACCCAACCTTCCGGCTGGAACTCGCGGAAAATGGCCAACGGCTGGAAGTTTGGCATCAACCATTCGTTGATCCGGATATCAATGGCATAGCCCATGTCGCAGCAGAACTGATAAGCAAAGTCCAGCTTAGAAACGATATAAGGACGCTCGTTATTGAACTCTTTAGGCGATGAGATCCCATAAGCCAGGAGGCGCGGGAAGAAGGAGATTTGCCCTAACGTCGGGTGAAGTTTGCTTGCAGGGAAACGGCGCTCAGTAATGCCATACATTTCCTTCTTGAGCGTCGCAAATTTGGCATTCTCATTAACCAGCGCGGTAACCTCTGCTTTTTTATTAGCAAATGCCACGCGCGCTTCGCTTGCATCTTTAATAGTTTTTTTGAGCTGTTGGTTAAGGTCGGCGACCTGCTTACGCAGTTCCTGTCGCTCGCTTTTAGCTTTGTTATAGCGTTTCTCAAGGTTAAAAGGATCAAGTTTCATGATCTCTTTATATTGAGATTTTAGCGTTGAAATCTGTGAGTTCCGCAGTTCAACCATCGCGGTCATTTCATTGAGTTTTGTTTCCAGCTCAATGCTTATACGTTCGGCATTATCAGCACGCTGGTTGGCGTCATGCGTCGCATCGTCGATCGCGTCCTGTTGCTGGCGTTTCAAATGTTCAATTTGCAGCTGAAGCTCTTCAATTTCTTTACCCTTCAGACCGAGATCCAACTGCATATTTTCAGCTGCATCGACCAGGGAGTTATGGCTATCAGCTTCTGCGTTATAAACATCAATAAGCTGTGCGTGAAGCATCTCCGCTGACTGAACCGCATTATCAAAAAAACGTGCTGTGAGGTCATCACAACTAACGCGGCGTTGCGCGGCCCGGATGTTCTGGATAATGGCCGGGATACCGGCATTCAGGACATCAGGGATAGATACATTTTCGATTGATTGGTTTTGTGCTGAAGTGCTCATTTCAAAGTTCCGTATTAGCTTGTGCTTCGGTCATTTTTCCTAAGTATGAAGGTGGAAGGACTACGCAATTTGTATCCAGTCCCTCACCTATGGCAGCCTGTAAAATTCTGGCTAAGGTGAGTCTCTTGTTGCGATACCTGGTGATGACATGCCTGATACCGCCGGTCGGCGTAACAAAGGCGATCAGCCAGTAGTGATATTTCCGTCGGAATGGCCACATAGTGCACCTTGTAGATTGCTCTAATAAAAAACGTGATGAGTGTACATCACGTTTTAAAAATATGGAATTATTAGAGCAATATTATTCTGATTCTCGCTCAAAAAATGAGCTGATAAGGGGAAGCCAATCCTCTGACACTTCGCGAGGTCGCGGTTTGCCGTGGAAAAAGATTATTCGGCAGTCTTTTGGTAATGCCCCATTCCCCCTGGAGTAACGCGCGCTCGCATATTTCGAACCAGGTTCCACAACATCGGCCTTGTAACTTACAAACCATCCCGGATACAGATCCTGAAATGCTGGTGTATCATCACCCATAACCTTCCGCAAAAACCCCTGATCACCCCAGCATTCAGTAGTAACACAACGAGCAATCCAACCTTCCGGATCTTGCCAGAATGCACTCCAGATATGCGCTTTTACACTATTTGGTATCCACAGGGCACCGCTGCCACGATATTGTGGATGGTAAAAATCCCTAAGCATGGTGAAGCTGGTTGGTGGATGCTCTAGGATTGGGCGTATATCACCGGCAATAACCGTGTCCAAATCCAGATAGAACAGATCATCGGTTATATCCGGTCGGAACAACTCTATTTTCGCCCACCAGCCACGGCACTTTTGCCACTGGTTGATCAATGGGACAACTTTGACGCCAGGTACATGTAAACGCTTCAGGTCTGTCAGGCAAATAATTTCATAGCCTTTTGGCAGTTGATTAACCAGCCACTGCACATCGGAAGCGTTATAGTCACCACCAGAGCGAAAAACTAAAGCAATCTTCATGCTGCACCATCACCTTTCACTTTCATCAATGTCGGCACTGTTGCAAAGTTAGCGATGAGGCAGCC